TGCAAACTTCATAACCTTAACTTATAAAGACAACGATAGTCTGCCTGAGTCTATAGTCAAAGAAATAGAGAAAGCAAGAGAGAAAGGTAAGACCTCAACATATTGGGCGAATTGGTGGAAAGTTTATGGACTTGGACAGATAGGTAGTTTAGAGGGTGTATGTATCCCTGATTGGAAACCTATAGATCAAATACCACAAGAAGCAAGATTACTTTGCTCAGGTTTAGACTTTGGATATTCTGTAGATCCCTCTACTATAATAAGACTATACAAATGGAATCACGCTTATATATTTGATGAGGTACTTTATAGAAAGGGTATGTTAAATAGAGACCTTAGCTATTTCATCAAACAAAACGAGATACGAGAAAACATATATGCAGATAGTGCAGAGCCTAAGTCAATTCAGGAACTAAGAAACTACGGACACAAAGTATTCCCTGTAACAAAGGGTAAAGATTCGATAGTCTACGGAATAAACCTAATCAACCAAAACGAAATCTACATAACAAGTCATTCTAAGAATCTAATAAGAGAACTACAAGGATATGTATGGGATAAAGACAAAGAGGGAAACAATCTACAAAAACCTACAGGTACACATCCTGATTGTATAGATGCTGCAAGATACGCTTTAATGATGCAACTAAAGAATCCAAATAGAGGTAAGTATGCAATTAGATAGTTTCTAAAACTTTATTTTTTTACGTTATATATATATGAAAGTAGAGGTTTATATTCCTGATACTCTTAGCGAGATTACTTTAGGTCAATATCAAAAGTATATAAAGATACAATCTGAGAATGAAGATGAGAACTTCTTAGCTATAAAAATGATAGAAATATTTTGTGGACTAAGAGGCGATACAATAATGGCTATGAAAGCAAACAGTATCAAAGATGTAACAATGATACTTACAGATATGTTTAATGAAAAACCTCAGCTTGTAAAAGAGTTTAAGCTAAACGGAAGAACTTATGGCTTTATACCTAAGTTAGAAGATATGAGCTTTGGAGAGTATATAGATCTTGACACTTACATAGGAGATATGGAAAATATACATAGAGCTATGAATGTTCTCTATAGACCTATAAAGCAAAAATATAAAGATAGATATTTGATAGAAGACTATACAGGTGATAATCCTGAAGTAATGAAGTCAATGCCAATGGATGCTGTTTTAAGTTCTATACTTTTTTTTTACAATTTAGGGATGGACTTGTCGAAAGCTATGCTGAACTCTTTGGAGGAGGACAAGGAAATGAACTTAGCTCAGTATCTAACTTCGGAAGAAAATGGGGATGGTATCAATCACTTTTCGGACTCTCTCAAGGAGATATTAGAAGATTTGAAGATATCACTAAACTAAACATACATACCTGTCTTTATGCTTTAAGTTTTATGAAAGAAAAAGCAGAGGTAGAATCAAAGAATATAAAAAGTAAATTTAATCGATGAATCAAGGAGTAAGAGGCTATTACCAAATCACAGACACTATTAAGACTAATCTCTTAAATGATGAGAATGTCAATACTGTAACAACAGGCGACATATTCGACATAGACTTATCAAAGCAAACAATCTTTCCTTTAAGTCATATAATAGTAAACAACGTAACAATACAAGAACAAGTCCTCAACTTTAACATTACAGTAATGTCTATGGATATTGTAGATCAATCAAAAGATGAGGTAACAGACATATTTAGAGGCAACAACAACGAGCAAGATATTATAAACACACAATTAGCTGTAGCAAACAAATTAGTAGGGTTACTAAGCAAAGGCGATCTATATAGAGACAAATACCAATTAGATGGAGATGCTTCTTGTGAGTTCTTTTATGAAAGGTTTGAGAATCAAATGGCAGGTGTAGCTTGTACGTTTAATGTATTAATCGCAAATGACATAAACGTATGCAGTTAAATAGAGTACAAAGAGAGTTAAATAGATTTGCTAAGTATGTTATAAAACAAGCAAGAACAAACCTTACAAAGAAGCGTAGAAACGTAAGTAAAAAACTATATAATAGTTTAACATATAACATTAACGAAACGCCTGATGCAACAACGCTTACTTTCTTTATGGAAGAATATGGTTATTATCAAGATCAGGGTGTTAGTGGTAAAAAGCAAAAATACGGAACACCATTTAGTTTTAAATCTAAGATGCCTCCTGCCTCTGCTTTTAGCCAATGGGTTATTAGAAAAGGCATAAAAGGAACAAGAGACAAAAAAGGTAGATTTGTCCCAAGAAAGAGTTTACAATACTTAATAGCAAGAAGTGTATTTAACAAAGGTATAAAACCAAGTTTGTTTTTTACTGCACCTTTTGAAAGAGCATTTGACAAACTAAAAGTAGATTTACCAAAAGAATTTGCTGAGGACACAGACAATAGTTTTAAATTTTTATTTAACGTAGAGGAATAATGGCAAGAATATTATTAAGAAGTCCATACTTTGTTACAGTAACTACTGCATCACATTTATCAGCTAAAATGCAGCTTACGATAGATGGCACACTTCGTTACACGATATTAAAAAACGCTACAAGCAATAGAACAGTATTTGAAATATCAAGCCTAACAAGAGATTACATAGATTTAAACTTCACAGGAGTTATAGCAGTAGCCGATACAGTAGATATATCTTATGTAATTACAACTTATACAGGATTAGATGGCACAGGTACAAATCAAGGCTCACAGCCTGCAGTAACCCATACAGGCTTTGATGGATATAGTGAGTTTAAAGATGGAGTTAATACAGCTTTAACAACAAGTCAAGACCCAACTTATGTTGGAGACTGTGGTGGAGATGGTATTATATATTTGCCTGATAATACAGCAGGTAGACTCGTAGGATGGACTGATGATGCTACTCCTGTTTTGTCGGTGTTTTCAATAGGTGCAGCTGCAACATCAGTAGATACTCCTGCAAGAACATATAATATTACAAGAGTATGCAATCCTAAGTACACAAATGTAAAATCAATATACCTTAACAAATATGGTCAGTTTCAAGAGTTTTACTTTTTCTTAAAGAATATAGAAACATTTAACACAAAAGAAGAAAAGTTTAAACGTAATATATTTACTTATTCTACATCGAGCTATAACAATAAAGACCATCAAACAAAAGTCTTTAACAAGAACGGAAGAACAAAGCTTACACTAAACACCGACTACATAGATGAGTGTTATAACGAAGTAATACAAGATATTATGCTAAGTGAGTATGTATGGGTTTATTATGATGTATGGAGACCTTGTAGTATAGTAACAAGCTCATTAACACATAAAACATCTGTAAACGACAAACTAATACAATATACATTAGAGGTTGAGTTTGCAAACGACCACATCAATAATATAGTATAATGAAGCGTGAGTTACAATTATACATACAAGATACAAGAGTAGACTTATTTAAAGATGAAACAGTAAGCCTAACTGATACTATTCAAAACGTAAGAGATATAGCTAAAATCTTTACAACTTTTACAAAGACTTTTACATTACCTGCATCTCAAGTAAACAACAAACTATTTAAGCATTACTACAACTTTGATATTCTTAACACTTCTTTAACTAAGAGTGCATTTGATGCTCGTAAGAAAGTAGCAGCAAGAATCGAACTTAACCACATACCTTTTAAAGAGGGTAAAATAAAATTAGAGGGTGTAGATATGAAAAGCAATCAACCCTCAGCATATAGAGTTACATTTTTTGGCAATACAGTAGACCTTAAAGACATAATAGGAGAAGATAAGCTAAACGTACTTACATCTCTTAACTCATTAAACAAAGATTTTGATGCAAGTAATATACAAACATATTTAGAAAGAAATCCTGCATCTAATGATATTATAGTACCTCTTATAACACATACACAAAGACTATATTATGATAGTGGAGATACAGACCACAATACAGGCAACTTAGATCCATCAAGTAACAAACACGGCGTAAGATGGGATAACTTAAAATACGCTATAAGAGTACACAACATTATAGAAGCTATACAAACACAATATAGTCTTACATTCTCAAGTGATTTCTTTACAGAAACAAGTAACGACCAATATTCTAAATTGTTTATGTGGCTACACAGAAAAAAAGGTGTAGTAGAAACAGGAGACCAAATTACAAATTTTCCAAGTTTAGTAGATGGTTGGAGTGTTGCAGGAGGAAGTTCAGGCTATACTTCAATGATAAATACCTCTACTTTAAGAATAACAGAAGATGCAGCAACACACGGAACAGCGTTCACATTACAGCTATTAAGTCCGACAGGAACTTATGATTTATTAATAGAAAAAGATGGAGTAAGTTTTTATTCTGAAAATGCTATATCAGCTTCTAAAACAATAAACCTATATACTCAAGGTGGCTCAACAGTTTCAGAGGGTGATTATACAGTAACAATAACAGTTACAAGTGCAGTAACATTTACTAATATAGGGTGGGAGATAGATATAGAAGAATCAGACAGTCCTTTAATTATTGACCAATTTAATACAGGTAGTTATACAGCATCAGCAACCTTTGAATTTGTAATAACAAGTCAAATACCGGAAATGAAAGTTATAGACTTTTTATCAGGATTGTTTAAGATGTTTAATTTAACAGCTTTTGTAAACAACTCAGGAACTATAGTAGTTAAGACTTTAGATAGTTATTACTCAGGAGGAACAACATACGATATAACAGAATATGTAGATATAGATCAAGGACAAGTAAATGTAGCTTTACCATTTAAAGAAATACAATTTGGTTATGAAGATACAGATAGTTTCTTTGCAGCAATACACAATCAACTATTCAACAAAGAATGGGGTACATCTGACTACAACAATAACGAAGCATTAGATGGTGGTTTATATAAAGTAGAATTACCATTCGGACATATGAAGTTTGAAAGACTTGTAGACATACACGATTCAAGTTCTACAACTACACAATGGGGTTGGAGTGCAGATGATAATCAAGATTCATATATAGGTAAACCTGTATTGTTTTATCCTGTTTATACTTCTGTAGGTAGTAAAACTGTGAGCTTTGTTACTATAATAAACGCAGATGGTACATTTCATACAGATACCGAAATAACAGGCTCTATAAATATGCCAAGTAACTCTGTAGCATTTGCTTCAGGAACAAGTACAGCAAACATAAATTTCTTTAATGAGCTGAATGAATATACAGGCGATGATACATTCATAGGTACATTATTTCAAAACTTTTATTCTACTTATATAGGTCAAGTATTTGACAGTAAGAATCGACTAAGCAAAATAAAAGCAAGACTACCTATGAACATATTATTAAACTATTCTTTAGCAGACAAGTTTAGAATATTAGGCACAGAATACAGAATAAACAGCATAACAACAAATCTAACAACAGGCGAAGCAGACATAGAACTATTAAACGTATTATGATAAAAAACATATTAGAGATGCTACCTTATGTAGAGGGAGGAACAGAACTTATAGACATAGCTAAGGGTAAATACAAATACCCTAAAACATTTAAGGAAACATTTAAAACAATAAAGGAATGGCGCAAAAATTAATAATGGAGTTGGAGGCTCGTACAGACAAAGCCGAAAAAAACATAGAAAACATAAACACCGATATAGAAAAGGTTAATAAAAATCTTAAAAAAACTGAAAAAGGTTTTGAGGGTGTAGAGAAAGCAACAAAAGACACAGCTAAAGGTGTTCGTAAAATAGGCACAACTTTAAAAGCTATTGGTATAGGTCTTTTATTAGCAGCGTTTACAAAACTAAAAGAAGTATTTGAAGAAAATCAAAAAGTAGTAGATGGTTTTAATACAACCTTTGAATTTTTATCTTTAGCTTTTAATGACTTTTTTAATTTCTTAGATGCTAACGTAGGTACAGTAATAGATTATTTTAGAGGTATTTTTGAAAATCCAAGAGAATCTCTTATAGAATTTGGTAACGCTATTAAAAATAATCTTATAGAAAGATTTAATTCATTCTTAGATACTTTAGGCTTTTTAGCAAGTGCAGTCAAAAAAGTATTTAGTGGAGACTTTGCAGGAGCTTTAGATGATGTTAAAAATGCAGGTAAAGAATCTTTAGATGTTCTTACAGGTGTAGATGATC